AGCGGGAATCGTCGGTTTTTGGGTCGAATGACGCAAAAAAGCACTAGAAACGAGTCAATTTATGCCTCTTTCTGTGCAACAAATCGTAGATCAATATCACCCGCCTCTAGTGCGCGCTTGCGTCGTCACGCTTTGATATTTTGACCTAGAGAAACTCACAAAGTCAAGCATAAGCGAGAACCCTTATAGGAGCCAATGACGGGTATGACGGGATGTCGGGTAATTTCCCAAAGTTTAAATATACACTATACTAATATATTATTTTTAGTATTTCTATCCTACAATCCTACACTAAGAAAGAAATCCCTAATACAATCCATAGCTTTGACCCAGTGCATCATACATGTAGGGATGCAGGGTTTTTACTCCCAATCCTTTTTATACTTGACCACTCTTGACGTTATGTGCAATACTAATGATGTCGGTAGCTACACAAGTTACATAATAAGCTCCGATGCTACACAACAAAAGGAAGGTATAAAGTGAGCGATTATTTAAACAAAGAAGCTGTCTCTTGTGATGGTTTTGCAGATCCCGATCGAGTTGGTTACCCATCCGAAAGCGTCCTGGAAAGAATGACTGGCGTTCTAAATCGACTGGCAAACGAAAGGGGGCTTATGATCTCCCTGAAAGCAAACGGGTCTACAGTGGAGCTTCGGGATGGATCCTTAGAGCTCTTTGGTCTCGAGGCTGTGGCATTTTTTGAAGGCTGTTTATACGGAGCTGAACATGGCGGATAAATCAATCATCATCGAAACCCCAGACGGGGAGGAATGGGCAGAGTTTCCCCTAGAAAACTGGGCAGCCATTGAAAAGTGGGTGTTCAGTAAGACCAAATACGACGGAGATTTTTACTGTGATATTGAGGATGAAGAGGGGGTTGTGTTTTATCGCTGTGCTGACACGGGAGAAAAGACCAGCCGGAAGCTCTTCACCTATCGGATAGAGGAGGCAGAAAAAGATGCCTGTGGTTGCTCTTCGTATTTTTGCCCCTGCTCGGGAACAAAATCTTACTCAAGCGCTTGGCTTTAGTTTATATATAGGATAACAAACATCAAGCACCCTGTAGGCGCGGGGAGCACACAACAAAGGATTTATCAAATGACATCAGAAAAGTATGAGCAGCAATTTCGTTTAGACGTAGAGAAAATGACTCTTCGATCTAGCATCAGAAACATCCTGGAATCAGGCGCAACAGAGCACGAGGTCGAGCGGTGGTTTTATGCGTCTCTCGCGGAGTCACTTAAAGCGGTGAGGCACTCGACTTGCTCCACCTGCTACACGAATCTCTCCTCAGATGACTGGGATCTACTGGGGAATCTGACCGACGAGTGCGAGGACTGCCACTATCAGCAGAAGATCAAACGTAATCGGTTCTCGGGGATTAGGGATTACAAGTAAGGTCTGGTGGGTCCAAATCCTCCCGGCTCCTTGTCGGGGGGATCGATCCATGGCTATCATTGGGGACACGTAAAAAGGAGGGGGTATGATTTTCGAGAGAGCGACGACAGTTCACATAGCTCAGGTAGTGGTTGATTCATGGGCAGACCAATCACCAGTTTCAGACGGCAATAGCGTTTTTCTTTTTGACGGTACCGTCTATCAAGAGATTTCCAATTTGCACGGCTGGATCATGCAAAACCTAGAGGGGTCTCCGTGTGCAGACAAAAGACTGAACCTTTCCTTTGGTAAGGTGCGGGAGATAGCGCAAGCGATTTTGACCAATGATAAAATCCTGCAACCCGGATATTTTGATAGCGCACCGACCGGGCTTCAGACCGAAAGCAAATTCTGGCTGGCAAAGAACGGCGTTATCCAGCCACACAAGCCCAATCCTAAATGGCGACAAAAACACGCATGGCCAGACCTAAAGAAAACCAAACCCAAAGCGTGGCTCAAGTTCCTTGGTGAGCTTTGGCCTGAGCACGACGGCCAGGAAAAGATTGACGCCATCCAGCAGTTTCTAGGCGCAACGATGACCAGGGCACCCATTCAGCGGGCATTACTTTTGCTCGGAGGTGGAGCTAACGGAAAATCTGCACTGCTCCACTGTCTAGCAAATATCGTTGGGCACCAGCACTCAACGAACATTTCCCCCGATATGATGCAGCGCGGTAATGGGGAGTATTACATTTACAGGCTGAAAGACTCTCGATTTAATTTTTGCGGGGAGCTGAGCAAGACAAGCTTTAAGAGAACCGAACTACTCAAAAGCATTATTGCGAGGGACGCAGTCGTTGGACGCCCACCATACGGCAACCCGCAGACAATCCATCCCACTTGCACCCATGTTTTCTCTACTAACCATCCACTTTCAGAGTTCGAAGATAGCTCTTTTGGCTGGGAACGACGCCTTTTAATACTCGGATTCCATCAACGTTTCGATGGAAGGGCGAAGTCCTTCGACCAAATTTGGTCTGAGATTCAGCCTGAAGTGCCGATGATTTTGGCGTGGGCACTCGAAGGCGCATGCTACACGCTAAGCAACCAGGATATCAAACCACCAGACAGCAGCCGGCACGCTATGGAGCTGGTAAGAATGGAGAATCCGATAGAGGACTTTTTAGAAAATGCTTGTTCTATAGGCGGTGATTCCCGAAGCACTGACACCTATAAGGCGTTCTGCAAGTTTATCCAAATACGCGGTCACGATGAAACAAGCTGGAGCCATAAGAAGTTTTCGGCAGCGTTGGTTGAATCGCTTTCAAAATATTCGCGCAGACCCAAGAGCCGAAACGCTCACGGGGCTTACTTTGACTTAACCGTGAAAAGCCAAATCGATTGGCCATCACTTAACTAAAGGATTTATCATGTATTCAAAAATTATTATCTGCGGCCGCTTAGGGAGAGATCCCGAAATGGCTTACACAAAAGCGGGGGACAACTATGCTACTCTCGCCGTCGCCGTCAACGACAAGCGCAAAGGCGCAGAAGAAACCACTTGGTACAGAGTCACATGCTGGCGCAAGCAAGCCGAGTTTGTGACCGAGTACCTTAAGAAAGGCTCAACCGTAATTGTTGATGGGCGGCTCAAGGTCTCCGAATACACCAACAAGCAGGGTGAAAAGAAATTCTCTCTCGATATTGATGCCAATACCGTTCAGGCAATTGGGTCTAAAAGCGAAAATAATCAAAGTCCCTTCTAAATATTCTTGACGTTACTTGACGTCTCTTATACATTAAAACAATAAACAACAACAAAGGATTCTAAATGACACATCCTTCTTACACAGCTTTATCTAAATGGCATGCACCAGTGACGCCCCCACCAAGGGACGGTCACTTCTCCAGCACTCATTGGATTCACGGGTTCGATTCCGAGGAGGCACCCTATTCACAGCACGACATGTTTATGGACATGACCGGTAAGTCAAAGGTTCAGAATATGGCCATGACTCTGGGGTTAGTTCTCGAGCGACCCATCGGGGAGATTGCGCGTTTAAAGATATCCAAAGAGATGGGTATTGGAGATCTGCAAATCGACGCATGCCCAACACGCGTACTCAAGTACGAGGGCGTAAACTTCCGGGATACATGTGATTTCATCCTTAGTCGCCCCGACTGGGAAGAAACTTATGGGCTAGAAATCAAGACCGTTTCGAGCTTCAAACAGAAGAAACTCTGGGGTGAGGAGTGGACAGACCAAGTGCCTCTACACGTCAAGCTTCAGTGTTGGGCCCACATGCACGCCAACGGGATAGATAAATGCTTTGTGGCTAGCTGGTTCTATACGCCAAACGAACCCACGATTTACCTGGTTGAGCGCCCAGAAGAATCTGAGATGGAATCAGTCATGGACAACCTAGTTACTTGGCACCGTCAATATATTGACACCGACGAGATGCTTTCAATTGATGGCAGCGCGGGGTGCTCAAAATACCTACAGCGAATTGAGCAAGCCCAAGATGATATTATTGAAGCGGACGAAGATGACATGGGTCTTATGTCAAATTACGTCGTGGCCAAGAAAATGTCAGCTGAAGCCAAGTTCGCATTGGAGGAGGCTAAAAACAATTTGAAGGCAAGGATTGGAGAGAGCGCTGGGATCTCATTCGGGGATTACGGCAAGGTCAAATGGACCGGCAAGAAAACAAGAAGAATGACAGACACAATCGATTTAGGAGAATAATATGGGACAGTTAACAAAACAAGAAGAAGCATTCGAGCAGATTGAGCAGGTCTTAACTGACGGCAATCTATCGGCACTACAACCACAACAGCGCGTAGAGTACGTTCAACGCCTTTGCGAAAGCACTGGCTTGAACGCAATGGCCCGCCCCTTCTCGTTCATTCGCTTCCAGGGGAGGGTGGTTCTTTATGCGACAAAGTCTGCAACGGACCAGCTACGCAAGATTCACGGCGTCTCAATTGAGATAACGCGCAACGTCATTGAAGACGGATGCATTGTGGTTCATGCAAAAGCTACTGATAGAGATGGCCGAGTGGATGAGGATATCGCAGCGATCAACTGCGAGAAGCTCCGAGGCGAGGCCCTCGTTAACGCCCGGATGAAGTGCGTAACGAAGGCCAAGCGACGGGTTACCCTCTCCATATGCGGTTTAGGCATGCTGGATGAAAGCGAGCTTGATACTATGTCAGGCCACGAGAAGATTTCAACGCCTCCCCCAAAAAAGGAAAACACAGAAGCTAAAGAGGCTCTTAAGAAAAAGCTATCTGCGCCTAAGCCCAAACCTAAGGCAAAGGAGAAGGCAAAGGAGCCCGAGGTTATTGAGGAAGGGGCGGCCAGCTCTATTGCCGCAACGCAGCAATTCAAGATGGTATGGGAAGACGCGCCGCCACCTCCGGGGGTAGATCAGTGACAATGATAAAGCAATGGTACGCTTGGTACCTGGATAATGGTGTTCCCGTCGTACCGAGTGCGGGACTAATGCCGAATAATGAATGTACATGTGGTGACCCCCACTGTTCGCAAAAAGGGTCACATGTAGGGAATGGTGTGGATTTTCCACAAATAGGACAAGAGCTAATAGACAATCAAAACATAGCGATCGACGTAAATGGGACGTCTCTCCTATGTCTAGAAATATCCGACATACAGGCGTGGAACGCTTTAAAAGATAAATACAGTATACCTAAAACGTGGGCTTGTTTCACAGAAGGTAAGTGGTGCGTTTTCTTCAGGGCGTTTGATGATTTGAATGTCATGTGGGAGGCCGAAGGCGTGAGCGTTAGAGTTGCATACGTCTTAGCACCTCCGAGTAAACTTCCGGACGGTAAGCGCGTTTCATGGCTTGTTGGTCCAGATAAACCCCTTGCATCTGTGCCCGCTAAGCTGCGGCTTCAGATGGAAGCAACAAAAAAAAACTATAGAAACATTTATTGGAAAGAAGCCGAAGAAATAAGAAAGGTAAAACGCAGCGCGTTACATATGTTTATTCGTCGAATCTATTTTTCTAAAGAAGGAAAAATGACCGGTGATGAGAGGCGCGAATATGTAAGGGAGAAGGCTCTTGCATATAACGCGCACACCACACCACCTATTCATAAGTCAGTATTTATAAGAATAGTTGAAGACGAAATCAAGCGCATAGAAACGCTTCCGAGCGTTCCGGAAGAAGCAGTTAAGGCGGCTGCTATTTTTGGGGGGGAGATTGTTGACCATGCCGTTAGTTGATGTTACTTTATATAAACAGCAAGAGGAGGAAAGGAAGATGACAACTTTAGTCTGGAGGGACTTCGAGGATGACAAAAGGTGTCAAGAAAGCAATGGAAAGGTTCTACGCATCAAAGAAGGCGCAAGAGCTACCGAAGATAAAGAAGAAGAAAAGCAAAAGCTCAGAGCTGACAGAGGAGCAGATCCAAAACAGGGTTGTAACGGCTATGCGAAAATTAGGACTTTTCGTGTTTCATACACCTCTGAACGCGGGCGGTCGGGCGGACGCTATACAAGCATCAAGGTACAAGAGGATGGGGGCGCTGCGCGGCACTCCAGATCTCGTGGTGCTAGACGCTCCGGCGGAGTTCAAAGGAGTGTTCTGGGAGATAAAAAAGCCGAAGGGCCGGATTTCCCCGGAACAAGTTGATTTTATGGAAAAGGCGTCAGCTCTGGGTTGGCTCTGCATTTGCTGCAAGGGGCTCCAACCTAACCTAGGCGCATTGGAGATTATTTATGGGAAAGAAGCAGGAACAAGAGAAAGCATCGTTGAATCGTTACGAGAAGCCGAAGGCGTACATGTCGTTGGTCAGTTATTGCAATGACAACGGAATGACCATTCAGGATTTTTGTGATGAGCACGGATTTTGTCCCTGCGCAATCTCGAGGTGGGGGTCGCGAAAAAGGCGGCCCTCACTAAGAAAAGCGGTGGCACTTGAGAAGGCTACCGGTGGCGCGGTACAGGCTCGTGATTGGGCCGAATAAGGATAACAACAACAAAGGGGATATAGATGAGTTATGATAATCAGGTTACGGCCATGATATTGGTCATAGGAATAATGGTTGCCGGTTTTGTCGGTCTGATGGTGGGGCGCTCTCAGGGTAATCCGCTTTCAGGTATGGGTGAAAATGAGTTCAGGAAATACCAACAAATGTCAGCGGAGAGAGACGCTATTGATAGCCTTCGTAGGCTTGAGGCGCGGGAAGAGATGTACCGTGCAGCAAGGGAAGAAGAGCAGATCACTGACGAAGACAAACAGCAACTGATTGCAATCATCAAGGGGGAATAACTATGGAAAAACTTAGACCATCACAAAGAGTAAGAGCATTGGACGAAGAGCTTAAGCTTTCACTAGCAAAGGCACTAGATCAAAAGGCTTGGTTTCAGGGGTCCTATGAAATTTACGGGAAAGAAGATCATCTCAAAGTTGCTGATAATATTGATAAAACCGTTTCACTGATCAAGCAAGCGAGAGAGAACCTCCAGGAAAGCGTAAGGGCCGGAATGGAGATTGACCCACAAACAACAAAAGAAGACATTGCAAAAAGGATAATGTACGCATCTGGTGCGCTTGCTGGTGCTGGCGTTGTCTTTGCTGTCATGTCAAACGGGGCCTCAATCGCTAAGGCCCTTCCTTGGTAGTGGTTGCCATTCTAACAGCCATCATGGCCGTCATAGTCGGCCATCTCCCCACACCCTAGACACACACTCCTCTCGTCGCTAAACTCTTCATATGAGCAAACGTGAAGACACTGACCCCGAATGGGAAGCGTGGACAATTCCAGCTGAAGGTGACGAAACCCATCAATCTACGGTTGAGTTCTTAATTGAATTTGAAAGGCTTAAGGCTGAAAATGAACAACTCAGGCAGCGAGTTTTTCAGCTAGAGGAAAGGCTGGTCGAAGCGCTTAACTAGCGTATCTGTAAATCTTGAGCACCTCGCTCTTATCGATCCACATAATGACCTCTCCCTTCACAGGGTCAAAGTACTTAACCTTTACTCGGTTCACGTGCTCTTTTAAAATCTTTGCGCCAACAATTCTATGAAAATCACACAGCAACATACTAGTAGCCTCCTGTTTGTTGTTTGACTACATACTTGCACATACTTGACGCTTAGGCAAGTCTAGGCCATGGGAATTTCTTGGTTGATCGATATCTTTTTGGGCGCACGTCAACATGAACCCATGTCGGGTAAAGTATGACGCCGCCACTAGCTATCGATTGTTCGCATGCTGCCAGGTATAACTTAACTATATTTATGGGGACCTTAAGGGCTGCGCTTGAGAAAGTGAAGTCTGCCGCCCATCCCTTTCCGCCGTCTCTCGGCATATGGAACGAGTTACTTGCACCGCCCACATTTGCATTATGAGACGGACACCTTACGCCACTGCTTATCCGAAGAGGAACGCCTATCTCTGCTCGTATCTTATCGAGCCGCAAGACCAGTCGAGGGTGTACCGTGTTTATTCCGCAGCATGGGCATTTAAACTCTTTTGCTTGGAAGTATTGCCCTACCCATTTTTGGTCATCAATTATCATCGCTTTTTCGCCCGCATTTTAGCAAAGGTCTTGGCAAGCGTTGCTCTCTTTTTTGTTGTTGCACTTGCCTTACTGCCAGGCTTGAGAACCTTAGTCGCGTAAGCAGCGGTTCCCATTTTCGCGCGCTTGGCTTGTTTTGAAAAAGCGCCGGCGGTTCCCTTCTTCTTCATTGTCTTCTTGACCCCTTGAATCCAGTTCTTCTTACTTCCGTTTCCTTTTCTGTACGCCATAGCTTCCTCATTTTTTATGTTTAAACGATGCAAGTGACTGAGCCAATAAGAGCCCAAAGACCTGAATCGACTTGTGTTCTAAGTCTGCCTCTGCAAAAAAGTTTATCGCTTCTACTAGCTCATGACAAAAGGTTTCCCATTGCATCGACTTGGTTGAGTCATTGCTAATAACTATCTTCATTTTCATCGGGTCAAATAACCCGTAACATTCATCAAGTTCATCAAACTCAACGTCAATTGTGTGCCCCGCAATTGTGAGTTGCTTTGGTATCCTCCTCATCTCACCACCTCACCTTCCAATATACAGTAAGATTCATCGATAATGGGGATAGCCGAAATCTTTACAAACTCCCCCTTGTAAACATAGCCAACACCAAACCCATGTAGCCAATCGCTCCTAACGCTAAGCCTGTTGGCATAACCTATTTCACTGATATCTCCGAGCCACCCAAACATGGCAGCCTGAATCAAGTTACCCCCTGCGTCGCTTCTGCTTGTGACAGACATTCTGTGAGTGTGCCCCATTACAACGCTAGTGCCCATTTTTGTCATTGCCTTAGTTGCGGCATTCGCACCGGAGCTGCCAAAGTCATGAGATACAGCCACATTATAAAGTATGACGCTTCTACGATACGGTACCCATTCCCAATCATTTTCCTCTAGCTTGAATAGTTCGTGCGCATCGACCAAACCAAAAAGCTCAGGCGCTTTGTTTGTTAGGTATCTTTGAAGTCGATACTCATGGTTGCCCATCAAAAATATCTTTCGCTTGATAGGCATTGCTTCAAATTTTGAAAGATGCTTTCGAACTTCTTTGATTTCGGCTTTAAGGTGTATCGATCGGTCTGGAGATTTGTCGTGAAATGAAACTGAATAAAAGTCTGCGAAGTCGCCTAGGACGACTAAGATATCTGGCGCGAACCTACGGATTGCATTGGTTGCTATCTGTAGGGCCGCTTTCGAGTGAAACGGAACGTGCGTGTCTGGCAGAAACGCGACACGAGTAAGCCGACTCCCCATTGGCTGCCCCTATTTTAAAAGTCAATTTTTATCCCCGTTATGGCTTGCCAGGACTCAGTGTTGGCTGAGGCCTCAGCAAATAGTTTTATTTCATCATTGATATTAACGTTCGCTTCAACGAACGCTTCAGCTTGAAGCATTCCGTTATCAAGAGACCAGTCGTCAGCAGCCCGTAAACCGAGCAACATAGTGTTGCTTGGATTAAGATCGATTTTGCGAGCGACTGACTCTCTGAATCCTTCATTGACTAATCCCGTTACTTTTTTTTTGCTACTTCAGCGATAGCCTCAGCTGCCTTTACCTTTCCTCTAGAATAGCTATAACCAGCGCTGGCAATGCCAGCAGATACAAGACCCGCAACCATAGCCCATGTTCCGTTAATAACGCCGTTCCCAACAAGGTTATCAAGAACCAGGGCTGTAGCTGGTAGCAGTGTGGACAACAAAATAACGAGAGTGGATTGCTTAGCTTCTGACGTTTTCTTTCCTTCATTGCTCATTTCTTAGCTCCCTGAGCGCTTCGGCTTTCGCCTTCTGCACCGCAGTGTTAACGCGAACTTCTTCTCTGAATTCGCAAAAGTCCCGATGAAAGCTTTGTAGCTTATCCTGATTATCTTTTATTGCTACTTCTAGGTCGCGCTGGGCTTCTTCGATAAGAGCTAGACGAGTGTAGGTTGTCCCGCCGTTCTTTTTTGCCTTAGCGTCTTTTAGGTGATTCTTTAAGAAATCGAGCAAGGCGAAGCATACAGCGGCCAAAACCCCTGTTGCCCCAACCTCACCGATGTTCTCTATCATTCGCTAGCCCAAGGTAGCCCCGACTCTGTTGGTGGGTCAATCTTGTCCGCTATTTGCTTTTCAACACTGGCCTCACACCCGGCTTTTTGCTCAACGGTCATGACCGAGAAAAGCCAGCTAAGAGCCATTGCCTCGGTTACTTCGTCATATGGGGTAAAGTCTTGAATGTCGTCTGTGCTTACGGCGCATGTTCCGTACACGCTTCCGTGCGCAACAAGGGGGTCTCCCCCTTCCGGGTTAGGGTATTCTCTATCGTCGGAACAACTCCAATGCAGATTAAAGATAACCTTAGAGTGGCCGTCTTTCTGCTTGTAGTCATCACACTGATTAATTGTCCATTTAGCTGCCATTATTCAATTCTCCTAGGCCAGAATTTGATCAACCTGATCAACGTGGCATGTGTGTCTAATTGTCGCGCCGGTATCGGCTGAGTCCACCGTAAACTGCCAAGATCCTCTTTCAGCACTGTTGGATGTTGTCAGTGTGATTGCATCAACAATCCCATTTGTGGCGTGTGAGATGGTGCTATTGCTAGCTCTAACGTTTGAACGGGCAGCGTAAAGGGTTGCTGCACTTGCAATCGTTGTTCCCGCTGCATCGCTATACATAGCAATAGTTGATGCAGACGAAGAGTATTTAAAGTAAATCGCTAGATCATACTCTCTGCAAAGAAAGTCACCCACAGCAAACCCAGTGCCACCGGCGCTAGTCACGGAGGACATTACCCTAACTTTGAAAAAGCTAATGCTTGATTTATCCGTTGAGCTTGAGTTTGTTGTGTTCACAGTCATGGCGGTTGATCCGCCCGCCTCCGCATTGAGCATTGTTGTGGTTGTTCCGTCGGTTGTCTGGCATTGGCCAACAACAAACTTCCTTAAAGCTGCTGCGTTCTTGCTGTCGTAATTTGCGCCAACAAAGGACTGCTCATAACTTTGCAAGGCGCGAGAACTATAACCGATTGCCTGAGCGTTAGCACCAGAAGAATACCCGTTGTCGGGGCTAAAAACCATCGACTTCGTGTTCGTCGATGAACCATTACCCACAGTCACCGAAGCGGTTCCAGTAGCCGTTGAAAGTCTACCTACTGTGATTGCATAAGTTCCAGCCGCCGATGAACCATTGCCTATGGCAACGGCACCGGTCCCCACAGTACCCGTGTTGACCATGTTGACGCCAGAAGACGTAATCCGCATCTTTTCGCCAAGAGTTCCGCCATCAGAGGTTTCAAAAGTCATCCTCGAATCGCGGGTGCTGGCCGTTGATGTCCAGTCAGTTTCTGTTGCAACTGTGATTTTAGCGGAGTCGTCAGCGGCAGGGCTGCCAGCATCATAATAATATTGCTTGAAGTTAACAGCCGACCCGGTGCCGTCCATGTCTGAAGCATTAACGGTGTTTTCGATTGTAAGAAAATTTACAGTGCCTTTGGCTGTTCCCGCTCTAGCAAGATGGAGCTTGGTGTCATCAGGAGAGGATGTCCCAAATCCGACACGACCATTATTCATCCATACGCTATAATTGCCGCCCTGTTCAAAGCTAACGCCGGTTCCCGATGACCCATCAACAATAACCTTCAGCGCGTTCTGCGTGGTTCCGTCCGCCTCAATTTTAGTAAGCCACTTAGATGAGTCATCAGTGACTTTGACGTGAAGTGGGGACGTTGGGTTCGTCGTCCCAATCCCGACATCGCCAGCGTCGTCGATCCTCATGTGTTCGGAACCATCAACGTGAAACACAATCGCGCTATTGGTTCCTTGCGCATCATCATCCGCGAAAAGCCTTAAGATATCGTCATCACTCCCAAGGCCCATACCGCTGGATCTAATCGACCCGGAGTTCTGAACTCGGAATTCTGCGGTATTGTCTGCTTTTTGCACCACAATGGCGTTGTTGGCGACAACGGTCCCAGTACCACTTCCGCATAGTTCAACCTTCTCAGAGCTGTTGGTTGTATCTACTACAATATAATCCGTAGCGCCTTGATGAACTCGCCATGCTGGATCTGTATTATCAGGGATATCGTGGTCTTGGTCATCAGCATTACCGCCGATGACAATAATATTAGCGTCTGCCATGACTTGACTCCTTAGTTGCTAGTGGATGCGTCAATACGCAGTGTTCCGCCACTCATGGTTGAATCTGCCTTTACAGTTGCCCGTATGTGGCCCGCCTTCCAGGGGAAGCTGACAACTGTCCCAACGTTTTGCGTTAGGTTTTGAGTTGTTAGTGCCATGAGGTCGTTTTCGTTCCCATCCTTGTCCGTGTATACATAATAAAGCGTCACAATGACGTTGGTAGAGTCAGTGAACATGACAAAAGCAGAGCCGTATTGCTGCTGAACCTTAAGGTCAAAAGCATCCTCTTCTGTAAGCGTGGCATTGGCTAAGGTCTTCTTGTAGGATATCGTGCGCATGATTAACCTCCTATGGCACAATGGCGGGACATATCTTCATCCCAAGCGGTTAAGTCGTCTGCATGGCCCTCTGTGATGGGGTCATGGTATTTGTAACTTGAGATTTAAGAGAGGCTAAGCCTCTCTGTGGTCTCGGCTCGGGCTGCGCTTCCTCCTGATAAGCTGCCTGCAAGGTAGTCATCATTGGAGCGGTAACCGACGCCTCCATTGGAATATCGAACAATGTAGACAACATAAGCCTATCAGAGTATTTGGTTTTATTGCTACCCTTTTTACCTAACAATGATTCTTGGACGCTGGAAACAAAACTGGTGTATGCGTGCGGGTGTAATGTCTTGAAGGCAGAGGACATTTCCCTGGTTAATGTCTTTGCTTCAGCCGCGGAGCTAACAACCTTTAGTGGGTTTTGGCATACGGCGTAAAGCTGATTCATCTTATCGAAAGCATAGTCTGGGCCTGTCACTGTCTGGGCCCCTGTTAGTGGGTCAATCTTTACAAGTATCTCCTTGGGCTTCATTAGGTTTATAGCCAGGATGGAGGACCTTACCTGAGACTTGGTCGCCTCCCTTAGCTGGGGGGACCTCTCAAAGTTACCTATTTTCTCGTCTATCTTTGACTCAAGTAGCGCCGGGTCAGCAGCCAGGGTGCTGAGTGAGGCGAATGCTCTTTTTTCCAGGGACCTCTCTTTGCTGTCCCCTTCTGTTTCTATATATCCAAATTGCTCTGGGGCAACTGTTCGCGCAAGCTCGGACATAAACACACGGGCGGACTTGTGTGCGATTCTCATGGATTGCTCCACATTCTGCCCGTCCTTACCGATACTTTTTACAACCTGGTTTACACTTGATTTGAATTTATTCTCGGCTTGCCTTTTGAGTTCTTCAATCCTGGCTAATCGGCTCAGTTGCTTATAGGGGTCGCGAAAAGCTCTCGCCACAGACCGTGATAAGTTTGCGGCGGCGCCCGCAGCAACGACGCTGCCAGCAGTAGGATCTCCAAGCGCCAGCATTGCCATAAATCCCCGAAGGCCGTCCCTTGTCATCCCGGAAACCTTCGCGCCAGCAACCTCCTTAACTCCGTCCGCAACGCTTGAAATGTAGCCGCTTTGTTTTGTTGGGCTTAGGGTTTTTATAAGCCCCGAAACCTCTTCAATGTTTTCAAGTGAATTATACGCCTTAATATTTCTTTGGATTGGGTCAGTGTAGCTCTGTGGGTTTTGCTTGGTTAGGTCTAAAACTCGCTGTGCATATTTATCAGTCGCCTCTGATAATATTTTATAGTTAGCAACGGTCTTCAGCGCATCGCTATCGCCTGCCTCTGCCCTTTCGAGAAGGTCACGAGCAGCCTCAGCGTTCATATCGTCGGGTAGCTTCTTGCGTACCTCATACTTCGCTCTGGCGTAATCTTTGTAAACCGTATTTACTTCGTCGTAAAAATCAGCAGCTTCTCCGAACAGTGACCGATCAAGTAGGGCGCCTTGAAAATATTCCCTTGTTGGGGCGAACAACTCCCCGGCGTCCTTCCTTCCTTTGCCTATATTGTTATAAATGAAGTTTCTTGTTTTCTCGTTAACATCAACAAGAACGTCCGCAAGGTGTGACGGAAGATTGGGGTTTGCATCAAGAATGCTATCGACCGATTCTGTTAGTGGCCCAAGGTAACTACTTTCCCTAAGGCGCGACACTGCAACTCGGGATGATTTGGCCAGGTCTCGAACAATGCGATCATACGCCTCGGGGGTAGGAAGAAGGATCTCATGAAGCTTCTTAAGCTCGTGCCCTAATACGGTTGATGGGGCCGAATCGCTCTTCATGGACTTGGCAAGGTATCGATCAGTATTTTTAGCTATATCACCAAGCTCTGAGTCAAACCGGATATACGCTTCTTGAAATGCATCTTGGTCAAAGCTCTTTTTCAGTTCGCCAAATGACTTAGACTCTGGCCTAATCTTGTCTACAGTCTGTTTTCTTATGCCGTTATCAAGACTGAAAAATAAATCATTAATTGACCGGGGGCCAGTTGTGGCAATTTCCTCAAGCTGAGGAGCGAGCACGTCCGGTGACTGAGCGGTGAGCGCGCCTTCTTCGTCAATTACCCTCTTGATATCACCAGGAGTATAGGCACTTCCCTCGATTGTTTCTTTTACGGTTTTTGCGTCAGCGTTTGAAAGCCTCCTGGCTACCCTATCAACCACATTATTGGTTTTTGAGGAGAGACTTGCAGGTATTGGCTGGATGCCTTTCTTGAAAAGGGCCACGCCGTAATCCATTGCGCCAGGAGCCAGCGCAATAGTGCCGCCAAGGGTACCACCAAGAGCACCACCAATTCCCGCAGCCCTAACAGCCGAAGCCCAGTCGCTCGCATTGCCATCATAATCAAACTCGGCAGCTGCCTGTGCTCCACCAATAAGGGCTTCTTCAACAGCACCCTGCACGGCCAACGGAGCCACTGTTGTTGCCGCCCTAAGGGCCACTGGACTGCCAGCTAGGCCACTGGCCCCAACTTTCTTTGCAATCAGCTTAGCGGTTTTCTCAGAGGCCATTCGGCCCACTGCACCAACTGCGCCCGCTGGCGTATACTTTGCCGCCGCCATTAAGGGGCTGGCCGCATGCCGAAGTGCCCCAAGTGAGCTTGCCCCCTTCGCGGCCACGGCGCCGCCCTTTGCAACTGCGCCTAGTCCTCCTGTGGCGATGAGCCCCGCCCCCATACCCAGGGCCTCTCCTGCTAGAGATTCGGCTTGATTAAAGTATTCAAGGGCCTTTCTTTCTTGCTCATCAACAACAACCGGAAGGACATCTCCGCCCTCAAGAATGACGTCACTCAGCCCAAGCGTAAGTCCTCTGGCAGCACCAAGGGTGCCTGCCTTAAGTCTTTGCTCGGGTGTATTGTAGCGAGCCTCTTTCATGAGGTTTTCGCCTACAGTCATTCGCTCATCGGACGTAAGCGGTCTTCCACCCTTATCCACCACGCTGCTGTAGTCGCCTGAGGACACCTTGACGATAGAGCCCTCTCCGTTGTCCATTAAGATCTGCTGGTTTTCCGCAAGAGAAAACCCACCAGAGTCCAACGCGCTTTGCAGTAGATCAGCACCTATATATCGCTGACGCCCGGTTTTGTTTTCTATTACGTATGGCATTAATTAACCCTCAAATTGTTTAATTTGATCTAGCAGTTGCTTGGCTCTTTCTCTGTTCCCTGCGGGAAGGCCAAGAACCCTACGTATTAAGTTAACGTTATCAGTGAACTGCCTCTTTCTTTCTTCGGCACCAAACACATCCACTAGGCTAGCCTGCGGAAGGGCCCTTTCAAGGATACTCTGGTATCTCCTCTGTTCGTCCTCGGACAGGTTGCCCTTTTCTCCCACGGCCTTAAGGACTGAGGTGGTTAAGGCAGGAAGGGTGTTTTTGAGGGCGTTTCTTGCCCTAAAGAAAACCTCAGCATCTCGCTGCTTTGTGATCCCAAAAAGAGCCGGACCAACAACACTTTGAGCCATGTCAGTTAGAGCTAACGTTGCAGGGCCTGCTTTTTCCTGGACCGCACCGAACGCCTCAATAAGGGCAGATATCTCATTAAGGCCCTGCTCCGCCGCCACCGCATGGGTTTCTCGGTCACCAGCGCCCTTGCCCGTCATGGCGCCAAGCTTGGCAGATTCAAGCGCAAACATGTCTCTGTATCTTTGAGCGGTTGTTCTTAGCTGTTCGTTTTGGCTGTATCTCTTTTCGGAAGCGTCCACCCTTTGGGTGGCTGTTTGGTAAGCAAGCCGCCTTGCAACGTCTTCTGCTTTTTTGGCGTCACCCAAAGCGTTCATAGCGCGCCCATACACATTGTTCTGAACATTCGTTTTGTCCTTCAGAGCGTTGTACTGGTCTTTCTGGGACTGAATGTCTCTGTCTATGGCTTGGTTAATTAGCTTAACTGCGGTGTTTGGAACACCGGTTAATGACTGCGCTGCCGCCCCAAGCCCTGCCGATATGGCTGCAACAACAGCAAACATCGTATTGTCGTATGCTCGGAATGGCTGAATCTTAAACTCCTTTAGCTCCTGGCCAAGGTCTTCAAATAGTTTTTTCTCTTTGGCAGCGGCTCTTTCGGCCTCCTGCGCTGCCTCACTCAATCCACCCACACCCAGCTGCTCAGTTGCCTCAGCAAACGCTTCCTCCATCTCCAATTTCTCTGGTCTTCTTGGAACACCGACACCAGACCTAAGTGTCGGTTGGGTCGGGGCGACAGGCTCCGGTGCAGGATCCCTTCTAACTGGAGCTTCTTTCTTAATGGCGTCAATCTGCTGAGGAGTGACACCAGAGGCCCTCCTACTCAGTTGATCTGTTGCGAGATTATTCAAATACTGAGATTCAAATTGGCCTGGCTTTACGCCTACCTCCATCTGATAATCGACATAATTCCTCAGGTATTCTTCTTCACCAGGCTGGCCCCTCATAACGGTAAGCGCGACACTCTCGGTCACGTCCGGACTAAGGCCCTGTCCTGGTTGCACCTGGGCAAATTCCGCCTCTGTTTCAAAACTTGCATCCGCCATTACTTGCCCTCCAGTTTCTTTATTCGATCATGCATTTCTTTTTGAGCGACAATCAAGGACTTGAATGCCTCGTTCACATTTACGCCCTTCACACCGCCAACCTCTTCTACAGCCTGCTGGCCAAGAGGGGTCTTCTCCATGCTTTGTGCCATAACCCCCATTTCGGGAGCCCTTGAGCCAGGCATTTTGTATTGTGCGACATCTAGGTTTTCGAGAAAATCGTAAGCCGCGTTTTTAGTTTTCCCCCGATTAACGTCTGATTTCATGCGCTCGTCGCTCGGAATCAAGTAAGGAAGAGCCGCCGCGCCAAGCGTGGCTAAGCCGCCAAAGATACTGCCCCAAAGGCTTGAGCTTCTGTCGGCCTCTGCCTTCTCCCTCTGAAAGGCTAGCTGCTCCTGAGCAAACAATGCCTGAGCACCCTGCTCCTCAATGGCCTGCATAAAGACACCAAGCTCCTCCTTCGCTGCCTGCGCCTCATCAACCCTGGCCTGCTTAATTTGTCTTTCGAATTCTCGATCGGCTTGCTGTAGGCCTTGATTAAGGGCTTCCATTTGTGCGGGGGTTAGACCCATAGCTGAAGCTCTGAGCAAAACCTCATCCTTCTGCCTTTCCGCCGCCCTTCGGGCCTTTCTTTCAAATGGTATTACCCCTCTGGCTATCGCCTCATCTCGAGGCGTATCATACATGGCCTTTATGCTAGCCCTTTGCTCTAGCTCCCTTTTCTTCTCCCGGATCCTTGGATCTGCAAGGGCCTCCCCTAGGGCTGCATCTCTTTTTAGTGCCCTCTCCTCTTCCTCGATCTCTTGGCGCAAATGATATTTTTCCCCAGGGGGTGTCCTTGGGTCTTCAAGTCTTTGCTTCTTTCTCTGAAGGCGCATCGACCTGGAGTAATCCTCTTTATCCTTCTGATAGTCCTCGTAGGTTTCATAACCCTGCCTCTTTGCCGCCTCTCTTTCGTCGTGATCCTGCATCTCCTCAACGCTAGAGAACCCTCTTCGCTGAGCGCTTTCCTTTTTTGACCTCTCCGCCTTTTCCTCGTCAACAGTAAATGTGGTACTCATCACCCAACTCCCATGTTGGCGTTGATCATATTCATAATCTGATCATCTAAAGGATTTCTGCTTGCCGGAAGTGGTGTTTCACTTTGCGGCTCGGCACCAATCATGTCTAACTCAGTTTGCATCGCTGCTTCCGCCGCCCTCCGGTCGGACTGACGAAGTGCCTCCATTGCGCTCTCATCCCGAGCCCTCATGACTGCTTCAGGGGGGCTTGCGGCACCCGAAGACAAAGCCTCCATGGCGCTCGTTTTTTCCTTACCCGCAGACGGCACTTCCTTGGCCCCTGAGTCTTTCATTTTCTCCCCAATAACGCCCAATGCGGTTCCACCAAGTGTTGAGGCCACATTTAGGGCAAGACCGATGTTCCTGATCTTCTGCCCTTCCGCCAAAGCCTCTTTTTGAAGATCAAACCTTTCGGCCTCGCTGCGCATCCTTTGATCAAAAGACCCCTTGCGAAGTGCTAACTCTCTGGCTCTGCCGCCACTGGCAATATCTTCCTGCTGCTTTCGTCTCATATACTCTAGGCCGCTTTGAAGTATGGCGTTTCTTGATAAGCGCTCAGCCTCAATTGGATTATTGCCCGCTCTCTGCATTGCCTGATCTAAAAGCTGCTGCTGTCTCAATACTGTTGCTCTGTCTACTGCCATAACAAACCTCTATGTGGCTACTTGAGTTTTCTCTACGTTGTATACTGCCTTGGTCTGCCTTGGTGCTACAAGCATCCCAAGTCCATGCAGAGTAGGCGGACTTCTGTTCGTTGCCGTTGCCCTGCATGTAATGTCCACGTTAAACCTGTCTATCTTCTGCATCCCTGGCTTTATCACTATCTCTTTTTCCGTGTCTGCTGACTGGGTGTATGTCAAAGCCTGAGCAACCGACCGCGTGCCTTGTTCAGAAGTGTAGCTGATGCTGAACTGACCGTAGTTACCGCTGCTAGAGAGAGTAAAGGGAATGCCAAGACGATAGAGCCTAAATCCGGAAAAAAACTGAGGAACCTGAACCTCACCCGTCTTAATATTCATTTGAACCTCATAATACCCGGCGCCGCCTGACTTGGATAGGGAGTAATCAGAACGTGAGTACGTTGAATTGTCAGAAGTTCTGTCCGCGCTAGGGGAAACATAAAGCCAAGTTCCGCCCTTATTATCCACTAAATACAGATCTCTACTGTTGTCGGTCCTTCTAACGTAAGCCGCTCCGCTCAGGGCCTGGCCTGTTTGGTCTCTGGGGATAGCCCACGTGTACCACTGATTAACTTCGTAATTATATACAAAGATTTTCATCCCATATGTTGGAAGATAATTAAACGGGTCGTTATATGAGGCGTTCCCGCCGGTAACAAAAAGAATCTCGTTAGTCTCATCCATAACAACGGACGATGAAATAATACCAACAGTATCGCCGTCCAGGTCCCCATATACAGGAGACCCAATAAAGCTCAGGTTCTTCCCGGACAGTAAATACATACCATGTGTTGACTGGTAAATAACCCCTGCTGGTGTTCTGACTGTTGCACCGCCAACCGTAATGCCCTGATCTAAGTAAATAGTTTCCGGAGGTGTGAAGTTACCCTGATTGATAAAATCAGGCCCATCCCCGCCAAAGGCATAAACGGCCTCCTTATTAAAGGCCATCAAGAACTGTCCATCACTCTCAATATTAGACGCCCCAACCCCGCCTGTCTCTTCACCAATGTTTATGGTGTTCCCTGCGGAAAATACCGGGCAAACCGAAGAGCCTTCAGTACCAAGGGTAGAGGAAAATGATTGAGATGGGTAAATATAACCGTCTGTGGTTGCCACACACACATGATTCTTATGCACGGTAATATCTGTTGGGCAAGAAGGCTGGACAGGAACACTTGTGATAAGAGGCGAAGCCCCTGTCATGTGCTCTTTCCATTGCGTGGATTTGTTTGGAGTATCTACTGAAATTACAACATTTCTTGCGTTCGAGTTCAGGGGCTGCATCGCCACAAGCCTTAACGGGATGTTTGTAAGCTCCTCTTCGCCCTGAATTGTCTCAGATAGAATCACAGACATAAATATTGCTATCGATACGGAAGACGGCTCCATATCGGCTATGTCAGTAATGAGCGGAGCCGTTCCGCTGTAGCCTATGCTCTGCATGGCCGCAGACCTCTTATTGGTCAAAGAGGTGTTAGCTATCTGTACAAGAAGCCTTTTTCCTGACGCATTAACCTGAACTGTGTGGTTCCTGCTTCCGTCTCCATAAAAGTCCAAAGCGCTGTAATGGGTGACCCCCATATCATCCTTCCAGAAGTAAGCAGCAGCAATTTCATAATCACCCTTATTCAGCCCTGCTGTAGAGACGGTTCCATCAGAAAACTCCGTATTATCCTGAGTTACTAGTTTGATCAGAGGCTTCTGAAGGAACCCGTTTTCAACAAACTTACCACCATTAAAGGCCCATAGAAGACCAGATCCCACAAAAAGGGTCCCGTTAATATTCGCGCTTGAATACGTTCTCGCAGGAAAGTAATCAATCATTGCAACGCGAGGGCTAAACGGCGACATATACTGGTAAGATCTCTCTGCGTGCTCCACCACCGATATCCCAAAAGCAGGCATCGGGTATTCTGCCAGGGAAGGGGAGTTGGCTGTCTTGTACGGAAGAAGTATACTGTTCGATCTATTGTAATCCAGCCTAGACCTTAATACCGACAATGGCGCATTGCAGTATTTGGTTACAGGTATGGACATTTGCCTTAGCTGGTAAGGATGGCAAAGGGCAGCCTGACCCTGGCCAAAAGTTGCAACGACCTCACCATCCTCATTGAAAACGCATGTTCTTGCTGTTGATGGGTCCCCAGAAAAAACCGAGTGACCGGCGAAATAAGCCTTACTTCCAGAATAAGGATACCAGGCGTCTGAGAGTATATTTACGTTCCTACCAAGAACCTTTGTGTCTGAGCTGTTCGCGATATTTTTGCGGATAATCCATCTTTGCTCAGATCCAATGTAGTTATTAGATGTATCTGCCGATGCTGCCTGCGTGTACCAAACAGCCCCGCCTGACCCGTTTGCCAGGGCACATTCGACAAAAACATAAATCTTATCACCGCTAACGCTTTTGACATTTGTAATGGCTGCATTTGCAACGCGAAGACCATTAGCCCCACCGCAGCTGAACTTGTCTGCGCTTGAGTCATACGTGACAATAGAGCCCACCGCAGCCCCAGAGGAATTTCTATATGTCATCAAGTCATCAGGGACATTCCAGGTTGAGCTGTTCTGCGCCCTATCCAAAAGAGGCTTTATTAGGCCGCTGCTCCAGCTCCCAAAGGCAGAATCTGTTAATGCCGGCGCTGTATAAACATATATATCATCATCCTTAGATGAGTCCGAAGAAAATACAAACACAATCTTATTGCTTGCATGGCACCTTATCTGCCCCGCATCTGTGTCGTTAACGGCCTTAAGTACAAATCTGCTTGGAACCGCATACCGGAGCCAGTTGTCTGGATTACTTCCCCCGAACTGAGCCTTGGCGCTCCCCATATTTGCTATCTGGATAAGCTGTGTTGAAGCGCTTCCGTCAGCTCTGGGGACATTTGTTGTGGCCGTTGGTGTTGTTACGAGCTTTTTTGTTGAGGAATCATATTTGTAATACTGCAGCTTGGTCGTATTTGTAGAGTCATTCGTGTAATAAACATACACAACACCATGATCATCTTCAGTGGTATATGTTAAATCAGCGTCCCATATTGGATATCTATAGTTTAAGTCTAAGTAGCCATCCTCGAAATTGCTTATGGGAGTAGCGGCCCCTATGGCACCTACTGCGCTGCTAAAGTCAAACGTGGCCTGAAAGATAGACCACATGCCCACCTCTCCGGTTCCCCCGTCCTTATCCTTTACTGCTGCCGACTGAGCAGCGAATGTCAAAATAACCACATTATCAGCAACACTAAACAGCATTGGTTGAGTGGTAAAATACATGGCGTTCTGGCCTGTCTCAACGTTAAGGTAGGCATCAACATTAGCTAGCGCTGACGTCCCAGTGGTTACCTTTGCTGTGTTATCAACATCGCTATTAGACAGCTTTGCTATTTCCACATAGGCGCTTCCGGTTACAGCGGCCGATTCATCAGTGAAAAACATTGGGCATTTTGCGCTACCTGTTGTGCCTGTGTCGAATGGACCATCGAGAATAAACTGGTTTCCGTTTACAACAACATTGCTCCACCCTCTTCCCGTTATGGCGGCAGAGCTTCCGTATCCCTCAATCCTGATTCTTCCGGCGGCATCTGACGCATGATGATATACACCAAGGCCCGACGCCCCTCCTATCAGCAGGTCCCTATCAACAAAGCTTTTATTGATGCCGGATGCATACGGTATTGAAATGGGGACTGCGTCATAAAGAAGAACTCCGGATGCCTTATGCCTTACGGAGTAAAGAAGACGAGACGGCTTATTTCTATAGTTTACAGTATCGCCAGTATTTGCGTATGACTTAGTATCGCTCCTTACGTCGTCCACCCCGAAAGATCGAGACTCCCATACATAGATCTCATAGAGATCATTAGATGAGCTAGCTGTGATTGTTGAATATGCCGGGGCTCCATCAATGGATGTGGAGTCAACGTTTACAGCTTGCTGCCTAGCTTGAACGTTTACACATGTGCCGCGATCTTTAAACTTTCCGTGAGTGTATCTAGAATAAGCCTTCTCCCCATCAAACACCACAAGCTCATCCTGGTGCTTTGCCGCACTGTAGAGCTCAGACGGCTGCGATGCTCCGCCTATTTCAGCCCAAGATTCCTCATGAAAGCCATACCTTGGGTTAAGTTCGTTTGTTTTTGTGATTGTAACGTTTTGCGCGGTCTTAAGCTCTCCAACCGGGGTAGCTAGGTCAGAAGGGCGTTCATTTAGGCCCTTGGAAAACGGAAACGTAAGATTTTGCTTATTAAGCGCCATTAAAACACCCACATATCGACCGTACAGTCGTCATCACAAAGTAAGGACAGATTGCCAGACCCCTGCCCCCTGAATATCTTTGCTGGTTTGTCTTGATTTACAATGAAGTATTTTGTTCCAATATTTGTCCCTGGGATATTATTTCTCATGGCCTTATAGATATAGAGCCCTCCCTCCATTGCAGACGTAAACCCGTCTAGAAGAAGGTAATATCCACTTCCTGATGTCTCTGCATTTAATGAGATAACCCTGGACATACCAGGAAGGCACCGGCCTGTTGCCGATAGAGTGGATGGACCAAACCTAACATAGTCCCCATTAACGTATCCAGAGCTAACACTTCCAAGCCTTACCGCCGGCTGAACTGATTGAATTGGGTTTGACGTGGAATCAACACCATCTTTGTCGTCAAACATTACACTCTGTAAAACACTGGCCGTTCCAGTTAGCACTTCTATTGTTGCGCCGCTTGACGTGCACACAAGGTTAGCTGCGGCAGTGCTAAAGTAGCTAGCAAAGTTAGTTGCTGCTTCGGTTGCGTCGGCTCCCTTGCTCCACTCAACACCCTCTTTACCTTGCCTGAAGGTGTTGTTCGTGTGAATCTCGCAGTCAGTGCCGGGTATATCGCTGTAAGAGCTAATAAGCACCTCACACCGACCAACACCGAAAACGGTGTTTGCTGATGTTGTGCCTGTAGACTTTAGCTTTACGCCCGATAAAAGTCGGCCACCAAGGATTCTGGAGTTAGAAATTTCGGCAAACGAGTTTTTAATCCTCGCCTCAAGGTCATTCAAAGCCCCATCACTGTGCTTTGCGTTTGTAAAACCTCGAAACGACATTAACCTACATCCAGTTTATGTAATCATGAAACGCTGTTCCTACCTTAACATCTGCAATTGCCCGGCTTTCTCCAGGGGTTCGAGTTTTAGCCGCATCCCTAAGCCTCTGTCTAACTGACTCTCTTTCAGCAACCAAAAGCTGTGTGTCTGACTCCTCCTTCTGGAGCATCTTAATTGCTGCATCCAAAACAAGGAATCTCTCAAAGCCATTAGCGAGGGCCTTATCTATGGTATAAAGCTGATCGCTTGGAGATCCCGCGTCAAACTGCTGTGGCTCCGGTATCCACCAAAGAGTTACCGTTCCTCCCGGGGGGCTCTCGGGAATAAATCGGATTTGATCACCCTGAATAATGAAAAACGTATTTGCCATATACCCCTGCTTCAGTAGGGGCGACTCGTAAACATTTCTCTCTTGAAACATGTAACGACGGATTCTTCTCTTTACGCCACCATAATCATAGTCACACCCAAGAGCCTTCCAAAAATTATTCGGAAGGTCTTTAACGTTGTCACCGTCTGAATGTCCGGTTGGTATAGAAAAGGAAGTAGAGCTTACATAGTAAAGCTCGTATTCATTAACCATCATTTCATGCAGCTCTGCAATGCCTTCATTGATATAATCAGTAACCTCGGCATCGGTGCAGAACGTAGAGTTTTCTTGGTCCGCACGACGTCTTGACCTTGTGATCAAGCTTGACAGTGATGCTGTATTTCTTGCCATGCTATACCTCGAAAGTAGAAGGGGGCCGAAGCCCCCGTTCCATTAATAATCTTCATCCTCTCCGCTCATGCAGATTTGGAAAAAATCATGTAGTGCTTCACAAGCTTCCTCTTCCTTGTCTTCATCAAGCTCGATGCCGACAGCCGTAAGGAATTCATTACAAGCGCCCATCAGGGCCTCTTTGTAGTCCAACCGGTCGTCTTCATCCTTGGGCTTGTTTTTCTCAAGGATCATAACAGCTACACCATCCTTTTTAGCCATGGTGCACCCCCTTAGAAGCTGTAGCTTGAGTTCTTAACAATGACATGAAGCTTCATTACTGCGCCACTTGCTGGGTCAGTAGGGGTTGCTCCGGTAATTGTTTCAAACTCAATTGTTGATCCACCAGCAGAGATAGTCTCAGCATCAATCTGGTAAATCAGGTCTTGTTCTGTGTCTCCATCAACAATGAATATTCCATTGAAGAAAAGAAGCTTTGAGTATGCGTCGTCAGCGCCGCTAACTGTACCCAGTGTCAGGGTATAGCTTCCTGCCGCGTTCCTTGCGATAGACTTAACACCTGCGCTGTCAGCAGCAACGAGAGTTGGAGCGCCGGAGCCCCCAATCGTTACCTCAGCAAAGATGTGCGTCACCGCTTGGGCTACTGCCTGTGTAGGCTTAAATGACCTATTAGCCATGTTTCACCTCCTTAAAGTGCAATACGAACATTGTATCCTGGGGCGTTACAAGCAAGGTTACCGTAGAAGCCAACTCGGACCTCGTAAGCATCTGCTGTAGACTGCCGCAAAATTCTATTTCCATCTAGATCAAGGATGTGTGGGGCGCCCCCAAGTGAGTTCAATGACCATGTGTCAAGCTGAAGCATGTAAGCTACATCTGGCTGACAGTTTTGATCAGGAACAACACTGATAACACCGTTTGGTCCTTGAACCGATAATGACCTGAAGCCAACGTCAGCATCACGAGCCTTAAGCTCATCATAGCGAACCCTGGAGCCCAAAGACTTCTCTAGGTTGATGTATGACTCATAGCTCATGAGGCATGTGTCAGGCCGTGCTCCAGCGCGTGCTGCTTTAGCTGCACCAGAGACAAGCGCTTCTTCAATTGGCATTGCAGAGCCGTCAAACCGGATACCGCCCAAACGCTCAGTGTCTACGCTTCGGTCTTGACCGAAAAACGCTGTTGAACCAGGAGCAGAGGATGGAAGCCATCCGTCTAGTCCCATAACCGCCTTAGCGCTTGTTGAGGTAAGAGTTGCCCCTGCCTGAGTTCCCGACCGGAAAACATAATCATCTGCGGCAATGCCAGTAGCGCTTGCAACAACGAATGATCCAGCGCTTCGGTCAATAGAGCTGATAGTTGTTGCACTTGTTGCAGAGGTGGAGCCGCCAGTATCCGAAGCGAAAAGGATGGTCATGCCAACTTCGAAGTTGGCGATTTCATCAGTGTTCGCAAGGGTAATTGTGGTTCCGGAGCTGTAGCTGCTGTTTACCTGGCCAATGTAACCACCGCCGTCACGGAAAAGAGCAACGGAGAGATCTCGAGCCAATGCGTGAATTGCTCCATCAATCTCCATGGTAAGGTACCGAATAAAAGCATCTGCTTTGCCATCGGTGGCCTTGATGGTTTCGCCAGTAATAGAGGCAACTGAGTAATTGCTTACTCGAGTCATCAAGAACTGACCGAGGCTAGAGGTAGAGGTTTCAGCCTGAGCAGTTGAGAACGTCGCTGAAACGTTTTGTGGGTTTCCGTAGATCAGAGGAATCGGCATATTCAAACCGCCAAACTGCTCATACTTAGGAACCAGTGCGTAAAATGGGTTGTTTTTGTAAACGAGGTTTTTAACTGTAAGCGGCTTATAGTGCTGCTTTACCGCCTGATCGACGGTGCTTAGATTCAATGGGGCTGCCATTTTTTATCTCCTTGGTCGCGAATTAATAAGCGATAGGAGATCAGCCTCCTACTCGCCAAAAAAGTTCAGCGTGCGGGCTAAATAGGCTTTATGCTCGTCTCTAGTCATTTCCTTAGAGTGCACTTCGCCGTCCGTGGTCGTTCCGACCGCCGCAACTGAGTTTGATAATGTTTTCGGCCTTGAATCTGGCTGCCGAGGAGCTTCGCTTTTCGCTTCGTTCCCAAAGGAATCTTTGTATTTTTTGGCTATTTTCTTGCTGCCAAAGTAGCTGCGGGCTTGTTCTTCGAGGTAGTCCTCGACCATTTGCGCCGCTTGTCCAAACTCCATGACTTGCCCGGTTGAGTTGTAATGTTCTTGCATTACGTTTGCTACTAAACCCTGCTCGCCCCTGGAGTGTATTAACTCGAAGTCTTCGTTATTAGTCTCAATGAATTTGTTAATTTCGTCAACAAAATTATTATACGCCCTTTCTTGACGTGAAACAACCTCTTGCTCTTCGCGCTTACTTAGCTTGCTCTCTAGCTCTTCAATGCGGTTCATGAGCTTGCCGATGCCCGCCTCTCGAGCATAATCGTCGGGGTTTTTATTGCCTGCCAGAATGCCCTTATTAAACTCATCCCAATCTGTATCAAGCCTAGATAAAAGCTGCGCCGGGTTCTCTCTTGCAATTCTTTTTATTTCTTCCAGCTCCTGCGCTGCGGTGTTCGGGGCGGATGATTTTTCACGAAGCTCCGCAAGCTCTGCTTGCATTTTTTTGAACTCGTCCTGACGATCCCTAAAGCTTCTCTCTCGCTTCGCAAGTTGTGCAAATCTGCGGTTGAAGTCTCGATTTTCATTAATTTTGGGCTTTTCTGGCTCTGGCTCTGGATTCTCAGCCTCCGGAGACGCTTCAACCTGAGGCTCTTCGGAAGCCTCTGCTTCAGCCGCAGCCTCCTGCTCTGCCATCATGTTATTCACTAAATCAATTGTGTTCTGAAGAGGATCTTGGGCCATTTCCATTCTTTCTCCTTATTGTAGTTCTTGAGGGGGGAGTTCCTCCGGTGCTGCGGGTGGCCCCGCGTCGGGAAGTGCGGCATCAACCCCTTCAGGAGGGGGGACCTGCTCCATCGGGGGTTGAGCTGCCTGCGCCATGGTAGCCATTAGCGCCATGCAATCCTCAATATAACGGCGAAGAAGAGCCATTCGTTCCTCGGGCACACGGTTTATTTTTGCGCGTAAATAAGCCTGCTGCACCCGCTTCACCGATAAAGCCAAATTGCTATATGGTTCTGGTTGAACGTACTCACCCTTATTCACCATGTTTTCAATTAGCATATCAATCTCGTCTTGATCTGCCGTCATGTACTGAGTTACCGCTTCTATGTCTGGATAATCCAACAACTTAAGGATTGTTCCTGGATCTTGAATAATTCCGGATTGCGCAAGTTCTATGACTTTTTGCAGCTTTCCTGCAGGAGTCTGAGGCAGTAGAGAAGTGGGCCATATCTTCATGACATACTGCTCTTCCCGGAGATCTATATCCTTCCAGTCGATTTGTTCGATATACTTATCACCAGAGCTAACAACAGCATAGTTATCGCCACGCTCTGAAATTTTCCTGGCCAAATCTATCATTTGACGCGATGCAGCCAAAAACATGTTTTCGTAATTTTGAGCGACAATCATAAAACGCTCAGTCTCAATGTCGCTAAATTCTCGAAGCGCTACAGCAGACTCTAGGCCAGCTGGCTTTTTAGACATCGCTGCCAACTCACTTACGCCAGCAATCTGATACGCCCGATTAAACAACCTGTCTAAATGTGAGAACACCTCACCTGATACCGTTTTTGGGACAAAAAATGTAGGTGGATTTCCCACATAATCAATAATGCCCCACTCTTCGTTGTTAATCTGGTGATCTGCTATCTGCGAGCCGGTTTCAAGGAAGACCTTGGGCTTTGCGAGGTGCATTTGTTGTTGGATGTTCTGAAGGAGCGTATTAATTTCAAGCTGGATGCCCATAAGCTGTTCAGCAAGTCCCTGACCCCAGAATCCGAGCAAACGATCAGACCAACGAAGAAAAATGAAAGGAAAGTAATTGTGTTCATAACGCTCATCTAACAGTGTTAGGTTTTCCAAGCAAATCACGTGCCTTCCATCTGGGGCACCCTCAATACTTGGTAAATGCCATGCCTCTACAACACGAACCATTTCGTTCACGTTTGAGTCGGCGTTATATTCCTCTGTCTCATATGCGGACGCTTCCTTGATTCTATCGGCGTACTCAGGGTAGGTGTATGTAAGCACGTCCCTAGGGACAGCCTTTACCTGAAACATACTTCGAGGATTTTTGTATTTAGCCTCTTCAATTGAGACCATAATCTCTTCAGGGAAAACACGCTCACATAGAATGTCTGAATTGTGCTCATATACCTTTAGAACACCGGTCCCAAAAACACATGCATCCAAAAACACCTCTGGAGCTTTTTCGTAAAGTCGAGTTCTATAAAATTGACCATCACAAAATTTCTCCAGGAGCTTTCCTTTTCTTTGCTGTGAAAAGTCTCCGCCAGAAGTTAGAAAGGTGCACCGAGGGCGATTCTTTGCGATTTTTGCCTGAACCGTGTCACACATGCTTTTGATTACATTAAAAGTGACTGGCCTATGCTTACCTGCGCCTTGTGGCCTGGATATTCCTGTGAGGTTGATGGATGCCGCCATCTCGTCATTGTAAGATCTATAGTGCTGCAAGTTTAAACTGGTCACATACTCATAATCGCGCTGCATTGAATTAAGCAGGTCAAAAACAAAGTCGTGCGCGTTTGCTTCTCTTGCTTGCCACCAAAAAATTCGATCTTCCATTGGTTACCCCTAGTGATAGTTGGTTTCGGATATAACTGTGGCTATCCTACACGCATCCGGTTGAGAATCGCCATATAAGTTTTTTTCAAGCTGCCCAATGTATTGGTTTTCTATCATCTGCCAATACTCGGGCGTGCCATAGCGGGGCCGCTCTATCGGAGCCTTGTAGGTGTAATGGCGACACTCGCGCCATGCATAGAGAGCAGCATCTGACAGGTGGTTTTCAAACCTGCCATCTTCTTTCAGCCTACTCTCATCCCACTGGAGGAGGTCCCATTCCTGGAGAATTTCATTGCCGACTGGGATAAGCAATTTTTTAGAAGCGAGGTCGTCATTCATAAGCTCTATGAATGTTGCCTTCTTCTTTTTCTCCGCTGCCTGGACCGGAATACCGAACCTCTGCCGTATCTCTTCAACAATAGAGCGACCCAAACCCCCCGTGTCTGCGACGATTGAAACAAAATCAAACGTCTCGTTAAGTTCTGAAATTTTTTGCGCTATTTGAGTGGGGATCATTTTAGATTCTTTGAAAGTATCGACCACATAACACTCAGGCAAGTCGCGACTAAAACCAAGAACACAAAATGCGGTAGCATCTGCATAACCTAAATCCACCCCCAGGACGAACTCCCAATCAGCAGAATCATCCGGCGGCTCTGCATAGAGATTGTCCTCTGTATATTTGTAAATAAGGGAATCTTCCGACTTAACCCATTTGCCGCACCATTCCCGCAAAAAAATAGGATTATCTAAAGTCCAACTTCGCTTTTGCAGCTTTTTGTCCAAAAACTCTTGGGCGTGTGGAATGTACGGGTTTTGAAGAACTGTCCAGTGGTGGACCTGATACGTATACTTTGGGTTGGTCGTAGCTTCGTAGAAATAACCAGAACATCTAGCGTTGGGGGTTCCGGTGAGCAAAAGTGTTCCGTTGTAGTCAATCAGAGCAGGCTCAATGACCTCCTCAACAAGGCCAGCCAGGAATGGGCCGTAACTCGCGGCTTCATCGATAATGACAAGCGGATAGCCAGACCCGCGAAGCTTATCAACATCCGCCTCATCATTTGCACCGTTTAGAATAATTTGCGCGCCATTCTTAAGGGTAGCAATCAGCTCAACGTTATTGAACTTCATTCCGATGTGATATCGCCGGTTGGCCTGCTTAAGTAAATTCCACATAAGACGCTTAGCGACCTGGCGAGTAATGGCGATGTAAGCGACAATGGAGTTCGGATTCTTGAACGCTGCCTCTATCATGTAGTAACAGCAGGTGTGTGTTTTACCGGCCCGACGAGAACAAAGGGCGGCCTTAAATTTTGAGGGGTCGTCTATAAGTGCAAGTTGCTTATCAAAAAGGCCTTTGCGCCACGGATAGCTTCTTTTTGCCGTAACCGTTTCTTCGGGCGGCTTTAGCTCTCCCTGACGCTTAATGAATTCGCCCAATACGGCGCGTCCATCATATACCTTTTTCTTAGGCACTCGCTTCCCTCACTGGTTCGGCTTTCTTCATAATCTTACTACGTTTTTTACGTGTGGCAACCTGTGGTTTTATTTGCTCGCACGCCTGCATGTGGCTGATCGAAGTAAGCGGAATAATGTACTCACCCTTATCTGTTTTAACTACAACCATTTGTAGCTTTTCATTATACTCTATGACATAGTGTTCCTGGCCACGTATCGTTGTACTAAACGAGGTGTGGCCGCCAACACTTCTAGAATCAGACTTCAATATTACCGTGCTCAATCTCATAAATCTTTTCCAAGTCCTCGACGCCGTTGTGCATCTGTAAGTGGGGCACATACATAATATTGTGCCGTGGTTTCAGTTCCTTGATGATGTAACTTTTATGGCTAGCCAATATAGCTTCGCCCTGGTTGTACTCAAACACTTTCATTAGCGCGTTGGCCAGACCCCATTTCCTGAACGGGGCTTTGGTATATGCAAAGTGGACCACCAAAAATTTTGAGGTCCGCCTAGCAGTCAGCCAACTGTAGATGTCGTTCTCGGTCTCCGGTGTGTTGCCGCACGCAACAATCGTCGTAGAATTCTCAAGAAGCCTCTTGATGACCCCTTTATGCATCTTCGATAAAGCTTTTTTCGGTATATCACGATTTTGACCCTGATAGCTTTGCACCCAGCTCTTATAAACAAACGGAGCATCTGACTCATACGCTTTGCGAATTCTAACCGGGAGTTGTTTGAACTGTTGGTATTCACTATCTTCCACCCTTGCCCTCCAACTTTTTAAGGGCCTTAGCAGCTAACTCATTTACTCTTTCATCATCCATTGTCTCTAGTTCGTTCTGGTCCGTAATGTTCATCTTAAGGTTGGCCAGCTTAACCAGGCTGTTTGTCAGCATCGCAAAATTCTTGTTGTCCGCAGCATCCAGGCCCCGAGTCTTGGCCTTTACCTTTAGCCTGTGAAACTCTTCGTCAATGATGGAGTAGCCGTTGTCCATCATGTGCCTAAGAGATGGAAGAAGAGATACCTCAACCTTGTCCACTTCCCTGTTGATCTCTACTTCCTTACCCTCAACCTCAAGGGCAACCGCTTCCTCTATATCAATGGTGTCGAAGTTGATGGACAATGGAGATTTCTTGCTCTTACCCATACTTGCCCCCAAGGACGACCGAAGTCAAAGCGGGGGCTGAGATAGATAGGCGCCCCAACCCCCGCAAAACAACAAAAGGATCATCATAAGATGAGCTTTGAAACTAGTTTACCAAAACAGAAAGTACAGTCAAGTAGCACCCTGGAAATAATAAAGATAATGCAGTGCGTCAATCGGATGCGGGTCTGCTGTGTGTGGGGGATATATAAATTACGGGGCGTACCTCGACGGGGGGGTACCCCCCCCTTGCCATACATATATAGCAACATAGTGTGGTCAGTTTTGGTTCAAACTTGAGCCAAATGAAGCGCTTTTGATCTATTTATGAACATTTTCG